CAAAATATTCGGTATTAAAATTAATCATATCAACTTTTTATATATAAATACTTCGTTTCTGACTATTTATCATAAAAAAGATTGTGAGTCAAAATATAAATCAATTTCCGAAACCAAATTGGGGTGTAAAATTAGCGTTAGACGTTAGTGATATATCATTATCTACTGATGAAAGAAACTATAAAGAAGAGGTTGTTTTTTCCCCTTATTTAATTGCCGAGACATATGGTAATAAATTACCTATTAATTTTGATATTAATAACCCAATTTCTGCACAACAAATTGATTTATACTATAAAAACTATAACTTCAATAATCTTTTTGTTTCTAAAAACTATTACAACCCTGATAATGTTGATTTATTTTGTTTAACCGCTAATACATCTTGTGATATTGGTTTAACCGGGATTGACAATGGGTTGGTGGAATCAATGACGGGACAGTCAATCACATTTACAAACGGTATTAATGATTACACCAAATTCAATAGATTGTCTTTTGATAGACGATTAAAGTTATTTCAAGTTACAGGATACACTAGTTCTAATGTTAGATTCTCAGGTTTTAATGACACAATATTATATGAGGTTGTTAGTAAAAATGATAGTGTAGGTAGATACCACGAACTTTATGGTGGATTCTATCAAGGGTTCTATAGATTATTTGGTTATGACTATAACATTTTTCCTGAAAGAATGAATAAAGGATGGTCGGTTGAAATGTTGTTAAAACCAAGATTAATTAACGAATATACTCCATCGTTAGGTGAAACAACCTTAAATGAGATTTACCCAAACAACAAAGATATATTCTTTTACTTTGGGGCTCGTGCTGAAAATAAATTCTATCATTACGCCGACGGACACCCAAGATGTTTTACCGGTTACACTAGAGTTACCTCAGAGGTCACAGGTTTAACAACTTGTGCTTGTTGTAATAATTCTGTTGTTAATAGTAGATGTATCTATGTTTATCCACCTAGACCAACTAAAGCGGATTGTGATGGTTGTATTAGTTGTGGTTGGGAATATAAAATACACGATTGTCCATTACCTACACCAACACCAACTCCAACACCAACTCCGATACCGGTCCCTTCAAATTGCGAACCAATCACGGCTTGTACTGCGGGATGTACTTGTGTACAATGTATATCTTGTAACGATTGTCAAACTTGTGATAATTGTAATGTAACTCCGGGTTCAGTTGAGAATACTTGTGAGAGTGACCCATTGTTTGATTCAATGTCAAACGCATTATCATTTAAATTATGTGGTGACCCACATAACCCTCAAATTGGTGTTAGATTACTAAGATTTACCGGAGGATGTGAGACTAGTGGAAGTTGTTCAACAACAGGAATTACTTACACAACAGGATACACTATAGACAATTATTGTACACCACCAATTTATCCTTATTGTTTAGAAGTTAATCCAAGTTATTTAGATATGGAACATTGGTTTCATATTACAGCCGTTTGGGAGAGATATACTTGGTTAGACACTTGTGACTTATGGTATAGAGGGGGTATTGGAGATATCACGGAGAAAAAATATTTAGATGGATTAGCAAATAACTCAAAAGAGTTAATCACTGTTCCATATACACAAACTTGTGGGACTGACCCACAACAAATTGATTTGGTTAATCTAAATGAGAAATGGTTGATTGATAAGGATTTTAGAAAAGGAAGATTAAAAATATACATTAATGGAAGAATATTCCACACATTTCAAGATATTGAGGAAATTATCCCAAGAGCATTATCCACAGATAAGGAAAAACAAGTCGGTGTTCCTTATAATATTTCGTGGGGTGGTGGAACCCAAGGTTTAAGAGAAAATTTAACTTTCTCGGCAATTACCGGAACAACTTATATCCAAGACCCGGAATGTTTACCAACTAACGATTTGTTAGGAACAACGTTTAGTGGATTAACGACTGATATATTATTAGAACAAAATTTTGGTGGAACATTTGATGGGGGTATATCTCAATTCAGAATGTATGTGGAGCCATTATCATCAGACGAAGTTAAACATAATTTTAAATTATTAAAAGATACGTTTGATATGTTTAATCCTGATTGCCCTGATTGTGGTGAAAATTTCTGTCCGGTTGATGATTTTACATATGTGATTAATGGTCCTACTCCAACACCTACCAATACTCAAACACCAACACCCACATCAGAACCATTAAATTTAACCCTTTTCGTGGAATATACACCGGGTTCTATAATTGCGTATTATAGATTAGTATTGAACCGTTCATATAGTGAAGAAATAAATGTTACTTTTGAAAATGTTCTAAATGTCTATAGTGGGACTCCGATTACAATATTTACTGGTGTTACGGTTAGTTTAGGGGATTTATCAGGACAAACTATTGTTACAATAAATGAAGATTATAACAACTATAATGGGGAACCATTTTTTAGTCAATTATCGGGAACTCCGAATGGAAGTACGTGGGAAATAATTTTAATCCAACCAACACCAACCCCAACACCAACTAATACCGTAACTCCAACTAATACCATAACACCAACTAATACCGTAACTCCAACTAATACCATAACACCAACACAAACCTTAACTCCGACTAATACCATAACACCAACACAAACCTTAACTCCGACTAATACTCCAACTGAAACACCAACTCAAACCTTAACTGAAACTCCGACAAACACTCCAACTCCGACTATTACAGAAACTCCAACTAATACTCCAACAAATACCTTAACACCAACTCCGACCCCTACACCAATTATACCATTAGTTTTAATACAAGGTTTATTTTCTTATGAAGGTTGCATACCTTGTGAGACTTCTTGTTTATTAGGTTTAATTACTTTATATACAGAACAATCGTGTGTTGATTTTATTACTGTTGGATGTCACTTGTATCTTGATTCAGAAGGAACAGAAAATGCTGAGAAAGGATATTACAATAGATGGGATGGAACACCAGGACTATTGTATATCGATAAGGAAGGGTTAGTATTAAATATAGATGTATGCCCACAACCTACACCAACACCTACTTTGACATCAACCTCAACACCTACTCCAACACCACCATCTTTAGTTACAATTAATCTATCTTCGTGGGGGCTTGGTACTCCTTGTACACCATCTGTTCTTCCTACACCTATTACTTCCTACACCTCTGCAGCATGTTTAGCTGCAATAACAGTAGGATGTATAATATATACAAATAATAGAGGAGCACTCCTTTCTCAAGGATATTATAACTTTTATGATGGTTATTTTTATGTAAACAATATAGGAGAAGTGGTAAATATTAATGTTTGCCCACAACCAAACCCAACACCAACAATGACTCAAACACCAACTGAAACTCCAACAAATACACCTACTCAAACACCAACTAACACAGAAACACCTACGCAAACTCCGACACAAACCCCAACACCAACTAATACAGAAACACCAACAAATACACCAACTGAAACCCCAACAAATACACCAACACCAACAACAACATTAACTGAAACACCGACTCAAACACCTACACCAACACAAACAGTAACCCCATCATCAACACCACCACCACCATTTGTTTCTGTTTGGAGAACAACATCCGCTTCAGAATCAATAATATTACCTTATTCATCTTTAGGAACATATTCAGGAACTATAGATTGGGGGGACGGAAGTACCTCAGCAAACACAAATGCAAATAAAACTCACACATATACAACACCGGGATACTATACTGTGACTATATATGGTTTAATTAATAAATTTAGTTTCGGTAATTACTTTGGAAGTTATGGTAATATTTACGAAATATTACAGTGGGGACCTTATTTTAATTTAGGTGTTGGAACCACTAGTCAATTTAGTAATTGTAGTAATTTGTCATTAACAAATGTTAGTGATACATTAAATTTAAGTGGTATAACAAGTTTACAAGGAATGTTTACTAGTTGTAACAATTTATCAACAATAAATAATGTAAATAATTGGAATGTTTCTGGTATTACAAGTATGTATGGTATGTTTTTTAACACTCAATTTAATAGTGATATTAGTGGTTGGAACGTTTCAAATGTAACAACTATGGAGCGAATGTTTTCAAGTTCTAATGGACCATTTAATCAACCAATCGCTAATTGGGATATTTCAAAAGTTCAAAGTATGCGTTCAATGTTTCAAAATAGTCAGTTTAACCAACCTATTGGAAATTGGAACGTTTCAGGTGTAACCGATATGCAAAATATGTTTGATGGTAGTCAATTTAACCAACCATTATCCGGATGGAATATTTCAAATGTTAATTTACAACAAATATTTAAAGGGTCACAATTTAATCAGCCAATAGGAAATTGGGACATTTCAAAAGTTATTAGTGTACAGGGTATGTTTGATAGTGGTACATTTAACCAACCAATTGAGAATTGGAATATGTCCGGTATAACTAGTATTAGTGCGATGTTTAATGGTAACACCTCATTTAATCAATCATTATCGGGATGGAATGTTTCAAATGTAACAAGTATGTTTTTTACGTTTGGTAATTCAATATTTAACCAACCTATTGGAAATTGGAATGTATCAAAGGTTACTAATATGGTAGCAGCGTTTCAAGATTCACAATTTAATCAACCATTGTCAGGATGGAATGTTTCAAAAGTTGTTTCCACTCAACAAATGTTTTATGGGTCACAATTTAATCAACCTATAAATAATTGGAATGTTTCGGGTGTTACTAATATGAGAGCTATGTTTCAAAATTCACAATTTAACCAAGATATCTCGAGTTGGAATGTTTCAAAAGTTGATAATATGTACCAAATGTTTAGTGATTCACAATTTAACCAAGATATTGGAAATTGGAATATTTCAGGTGTAACCGATTTTACTAATTTTATGTTAGGAAAAACACCAGCAACATTCTCGACAACAAATTTAGATTCTATTTATAATGGATGGTCCACAAAAAACCCAAAAACAGGAGTAACAATTAATTTTGGTTCAGCCAATTATACATCAACAGGTTCCTCAGGAAAAGCTATCCTTACAGGTTCAACCGGAAGTGGAGGTTATGCTTGGACAATAACAGATGGTGGTATATTTATTGTTCCAACACCAACACCAACTAATACGGAAACCCCTACACCAACACCAACTAATACGGAAACCCCTACACCAACACCAACATTAACTGAAACACCGACTCAAACACCAACAACAACATTAACCAACACACCTACACCAACACAAACACCTACACCAACATCGGCTTCAACACCGACTGTTTTTTCAGCATTTACTGATGATTATAATAGAGCCACATTATCTCCGGGTGGAACACCATCTTTAGTTTATACAAACACAAATACTGGTACGGGTAATGCAACAATATCGGCATCAACTTATGTAAATATTGCAAACGGTGGTACTGCGGGACAGTCATATACCACAGTACCTCTTTCAGGATTTGGTTCACCATTTAACCCAACATTGTCGAGTAATAGTGGAACACTTGAATGGTCGTTTAATTTAAGAACAAATAGAAACTCCATATTCTCAGGATTTCTTGCGTCGTCATACGGAGGAGCAGTTGTATTAGCAAGTACAACAACTAACCTTCAAAATGCCGGTAACGGATACGCATTAGTTTATGGTAGTGGGGGAACAAGAAACTGGAGATTTGTTAGATATACCGGTGGTTTAGCGGGAACACAAACCACCATAATTACGGGAGGTGTTTTCGCGGCAAACACTAATTATGTTAGTGCGAGAATTGTATACGCTCCGGCAACAAATACTTGGACATATTATTTTAGAGATGATGGTGCTGTTGCTTGGGGTGACCCAACAACTGTAAGTACGTTAATTGGTAGTGTGGTTGATAGTACGTATACCTCATCATTAATGAGTAGATTCGGTGTGTTCTTTAACTATTCAACAGGGGCAAATCAAAATTTACAATTTGATAATTTAAGGGTATTAATAACAGGTTAACAAAAAAATAAAATATGTCAAATACAATAACGATACAAAGTATAAATTATAGTGGGGAGGTTGCAAATATTTTGTTTAAACCTAACGGTGTTAATGTGGTTATAAATTTAGGTAATCAAATATTACCTTATGTGTTTAATCCGTCATTATTAACACCACCTCGTAATGTATATGGTGTTTACACTATATTAGTTGAGGGGGCGGATTGTCCTGTTATTATGAATGTTCCGGTTCCTACTCCTACACCAACACCAACACCGACTGTTACAAACACTCAAACACCGACAGCTACACCAACACTAACCCCAACTCCTTCTTTCAACCCTTGTAAAGTTCCTACACAAACACCAACAACCACCACTACACCAACTACCACACCGACCCCAACAATAACACCTACGGAGACTTGTACGAACCCATGTGGATGTTACGCCCCAATACCACCAACACCAACACAAACACCAACCAATACACACACTCCGACAAATACACCAACACCAACATTAACACCAACTCCGGTATATTATGCTAAGTTATTTATTGAACCTGTAAGTGGGTCTGAAAGTATTGGTCAATGGATGTATGATAGTGGTTCTAATTTCTTTGGTTTTACAAACAATACACAACCAACACAAGACCAAACACAATTTAATATTGATATGAACAAATATGTTGATTTCAGTGGTTGGACTAGTGGTGAGTTCCCACCAATAATTAGTCAAACGGTTCCTCAAATTTCAGGAGGGCTCGATAGTTTTGGTAACCCAATAGTTGCCTATAATTTCTTAACAACCGAAGTGTTGCAAGGTTATGTTGGTGGTTTAGGGTGGTATATTTGGATTATCCCAATTTCATTAACTAATAATGGAAGACAAACAATTATTGATTTTAATGAAAGTAATGATTCTAATTTATTAACAAATATATATACTGAAGATGCAATTAACACATATACATTTACCTACACCGGAACAACAATTCCACAAACAACATACCGAGTTTATACAACATATCCTAACATAATATTTAACATTACCGATAACAATAATATTTATTTTAGAGGTAATACCATAACACAATAATATGAGTAATTTTTTAAATAACATACCAGTTTCACCTATAAAATCATTAGGTAATCCTTCTGTTCGTAATAACGCAACATTTGGAACAAATTTCAGTATCCTTCAAACAGGGGGGTATATGGAAGTTTACAATTTAACCGATTTAGATTACATAATCCCTAACGGTTATCAAGGTTTAGTTGAATATTCCGGTAATACGATTCCGGTTCAATTACAAATTGGGACGGGTCAAATTTTTTCACCTAATGTGTTAACATTAAATTCTGACAACATTTCTTCAGGTAGAAGAAAATTAGGGATGTTAGTTTATGTTTATGAAACCAAAAAAATATATCAATACAATATTGATAATTATGATACGTTATGGAACAACGCTACCGGAGCAACAGGTCCGGGGGGTTCTACAGTAGTTATATCAAATTTTGGAACAACGGTTAAAAATAACTCACCTGAAGGTATTGTGTTAATTAATGCTTGGACGGCATCAACAATATCAGGTATTAATGGTTATGACGATACAAACGCTTCTTGGAGAGTTCTTCAAACATTTACCGGAGGAACAGTAACGGGAGCAACAATATTTACAGATGGTTTAACTGCAAACACAATATCGGCAACAACATATCAAAATTTGCCTGCAACACCTTTCTTACCATTATCAGGAGGAACAGTAACGGGAGCAACAATATTTACAGATGGTTTAACTGCAAACACAATTTCCGCAACAACATATCAAAATTTGCCTGCAACACCTTTCTTACCATTATCAGGAGGAACAGTAACGGGAGCAACAATATTTACAGATGGTTTAACCGCAAACACAATTTCGGCAACAACATATTATAATTTACCAAAAGACGTTTTTATTACCGGAGGAACATATTTCCAAGGCAACACTATTTTTACAAATAGTACAGGTGGTACTTTTAATATTTTTGGACCATCTAATTATGACCCGGGAGTTATTAGTGGTAACACAGGTTGGTCAAGTAATAATGACGGGTCAATTAATTTACCGCAGATAACGGTTGCATTATACGACAACCCTAATTTTTTTGAGCCTCTTAAATTTTATTCAATTTCAAGCGGAACCACAGGTGTCGGGTCACTTCCGGCATTAATAAATAACGACACAAATTATATTATAATTGAATATAATAATGGGGTTCCTAGATATAATGTTTTAGATAATGAGGGGACTGTTGATTTTAGTAGTATTCTATTATATATGATTGTCTATCGAACAAATAATTTTATTCACGTTTTAGAGTTTGGTGATGAGGGTGCGGGTTTACCAAGTAAATTAAATGAACGTATTGTATATACAGATAGATTCGCGAGAGAAAGTGGTTGTTCGTTAGGTTTAAGTGGAAGTACAGGTATTGTAACCTTATCTTCAGGTGTTGTTTGGAACGCCACTAATCGTCAAATAGTTAATGACACAACTTCATTAGGACTTTTTTTTAGAAATTTCCATTCAGGCGGTACGTGGGTTTATACCACAACAGCAAATACAATTAATAATCTTTACTATGATAATGGTACTGATTTAGTATCAGCAACCGCAGGAAAATATTTAGTTAATTGGTATTTTAGAGGACAAGAATTAAATGACCACTTATATGAGGTGGTTAGTGATGGACAATTCGATAATATATTATTAGCGGACGCTTCAAGTGAACCAAATTTACCTGAACTAATTACATCACACACATTTTTGGTTGGTAGGATTATTATTGAGGTAAGTGCGACAACAGGTATTACACAGTCGGCATTTTCATCAGTATTTCAACCAAGTGGTGCTCCCGGAGTTCACAATGATTTAACGAACATACAAGGAGGTCTTCCTAACCAATATTATCATTTAGATTCAAACAAATATAATAATTTAGCATTAACAAATATTGATAATAATTTTAGTGCGGGACAAACATTTGCATCAGGGTTAACTGCAACTACAATATCCGCAACAACATACCAAAATTTACCACCAACACCTTTCTTACCTTTATCAGGTGGAACGGTAACAGGTCAAGTAATACTAAAAAATAACTCGAGCCCATTAATAATCACAACCGATAATTATAGTCCGGGGATATCAGGTAATATACTATTTTACGGGGATATCACGGGGTCAACTAATGGGAAGTCAATTAGTTCTAGGTCAAACGGGGGTGGAAATCCAGGGAATTTAATCCTTCAAGAATTAGGGAATGGTAATGTTGGTGTTAATACAAATGTTGTCAATCCAATATTAAATTTTAATTTAGATGTAAACGGTACTTTTGGTGCGACATCAGTATCAGCAACAACTTATTTTAATTTACCGGCAACACCTTTCTTACCATTATCAGGAGGAACAGTGACAGGTGCAACAAACTTTACAGGAGGTTTAACCGCCACTACTATTTCAGCAACAACATACCAAAATTTACCACCAACACCTTTCTTACCATTATCAGGAGGAACAGTAACGGGAGCAACAATATTTACAGGAGGTTTAACGGCAAATACAATATCCGCAACAACAATAAGTGGGGGAACTGTAGTTCTTAACTCAACCAATCTACCGTCAACACCGATTGCTGTTTCAGCATTTACTGATGATTATAATAGAGTTACTCTATCACCCGGAGGTTCACCATCGTTAACCTACACAAATACAAATACAGGTGCTGGTAATGCAACAATAACGGCATCAACTTATTTAAATATTGCAAACGGAAATCCTGCGGGTCAGTCATACACTACGGTACCATTATCCGGTTTTAACTCACCATTTAATCCAACATTATCATTAAATACTGTAAATGTTGAATGGTCATTTAATCTAAGAACAAATAGAAACACCATATTTCCAGGATTCTCAGCCGGTACCTATGGAGCTGCAGTTGTTTTAGCGGGTACTAGTGGAACACTTCTGAATACCGGTAACGGATACGCATTAGTTTATGGTGGAACAGGAACAAGAAATTGGAGGTTAGTTAGATATACCAGTGGATTATTTGGTACTAGAACAGATATAATTTCAGGAGGTGTTTTCGCGGCAGGTACTAATTATGTTAGTGCAAGAATTGTATATACGCCATCAACAAATACTTGGACATACTATTTCAGAGACGATGGTGCAGTTGCGTGGGGTGACCCTACAACCGTAACAACATTAATTGGTAGTGCAGTTGATAGTACATACACGTCTAGTTTAATGAGTTCTCTTGGAGTATTCTTTAATTATTCAACCGCAGCAAATCAAAATTTACAATTTGATAATTTAGTTGTTAAACTAAACTCACCTTCTGTATTTACTCCTCAAAGTTATTTAACGTTGAAAAATTACGCAAATACTGAAGTATTTGATGTTAAAGATGATGGTTCAGTAACATCGACCGGACTTATATCATCAACCGGGGGTATCTCAGGAACAACAATTAGTGGTGGAACATATTTTGGTAATGGTAGTGCACTTACGTTGGGTCAATTTGGTACGATGATAACAGGTTCTACCTCATTACTCGTTACCAATACAACTACATTACTAACATTAATACCGGGATTGACCACTACAATAACTGTACCTACACAAACTATGGTTTGTATACAAACAAATGGTGGGGTTAATACCGTTGGAACCACAACAACTAGTGGTTCGGCAATTGATGTGGCATTAGTGGTGGATGGTATTATATTACCCAACGGTGGATATCAAAGAATGTATGCCGACAACCCAACGGGAAATGCTACGGTAGGAAACTGGGTCGCAAATTGGAATATGTCGGTTATTATAACATTATCAGCAGGAATTCATACTGTTGAGGTTGATACAGCAACTGTTCAGGGTCAAAACGCCACGGTAAGTGGTGGTTTTGGAGCAATAAACCAAGGCACATTAACAATAATGATATTAAAAAATACATAATATGGAATATACAAATTGGAATTTTTTGACGATTGTTTTATATCAAAATATTTTAGAAATAAATAGTCTTTTAATAATGAGAAGGGATATTAATACAATGGATAGTATTTCAGTTAAAAATCTATTGAATGACGTTTCTAATTCTATTGTGTTAGACGCAATAAAAACACAAAATGGGATTTCCGATTGTAAGAATTGGGATGCAATCGAAATACGTTTATCGTTAAATGATGAAGTATATAAAAATTTTAAATCAACAAGAAGTGAATTTGACAACAATCAATTTGATTTAGGTTATTTTTTATATGACGCATTTGTTGCTTTATCATTAGACGATATTGATAATCAACAAATTTATATACCATCAGACACTCTTTATTCGGAAGAGTTAATTATTAACCAAAATGAAGAACCTATTTTTTCCGGTATAACAACTACATTTAAAACCGTTGATGGATTAACTGTTGTAATTAAAAATGGGTTAGTAATTTCAATTGGTTAATTAGGACTATTTATTAAATAATGAATAGTTTATGCAAGTAATTGAAATCACAAGTTTATCCGGACATTCCCCATATAACATATCAATATGTGATATAACAAGAACGTATTGTTATGTTGTTGCGACAGCTGTCTCATCAGTCCCGTTAATTCTAAACATACCAACAGAATTATCAGGTTCTCAAGAAGTCTTAGTGATAGTCACAGATAACATTGGTTGTGAAGAAATTCAATATCATTTTTGTGGTGAACCTGCTCCTAGTCAAACACCAACGACAACACCCACTCCCACACCAACAAATTCCGTTTGTAATTGTATCTCAATTGATAACCCTTTAGGGGTAACATTAAATTTTGGGTATACTCAATGTGACGGGACATTAATCTATGGTGAGATTTACTCGGCAACCACATTATATGTTTGTGGTCAATTTCCGTATGGTGATAGTGGATTAATAATTCAGGTTTCATCTAATATTTGTGTTGGGGATGTTTGCCCCGGACCAACACCTACACCAACCACCACTCCGACACCCACTCCAACATTACCACCGATAGTTGGTTATTTTGAGGATAGTTGTGATTCATCAAACCAATTTACCTTATCAAACATACCAATATCATTTAGTCCTCTGTCAGGAGCGTATTATATTGAAAGTAGTGGTTTCATTGGATGTGCCACTTATGTTGTTAGTTCATCTACAAACAATTTCTATTCATTTATTGCGATGGGTTCTCAACCGAGTATTTACCATTGTCAGAAAGCCAATTTTATCTATCCGTGTCCAACATCAACACCCACACCAACACCTACACCATCAATAACACCATCGGTAACTCCGACTCATACACCTACACCAACTCCGACTCACACTCCCACACCAACAACACCTGTTAAGTATGTGTTGTTCCAAGTTCAATCTTGTTGTGCTAAAAAGATTATAAAATATATTATGTTACCGTCTAACTTTTTACCGGGAACTGCGGTTGTCAATTCATTTGGTGAGTGTTTAGAAATTATTAGTGTATCTAAAATTGTGACTTGGGTAACCGATTTTTGGGACCACGGAACAACATACATTTTTTGTGAGGTATGTGTTAAATATCAAACTTGTAATCCTGTTATACCACCATCCTTTATCTCTGTTTGGAGAACAACAACTATAAACGAATCAATTACATTACCATATGAAACTTCGGGGTTTTATTATGGAACAATTGATTGGGGTGATGGGGAAACCTCTAATAATATTTACGATAATAGAACACACACATATGTAACTCCGGGTGATTATATAATAACAATAACAGGGACATTAATTGGGTGGTCGTTTGGTGTTAACCCTATTAGTAGAAATAAAATTAGAGAAGTTCTACAGTGGGGTTGTTTACGTTTGGGTAATAGTGGTTCGTATTTTTCTAATTGTAATAATTTATCATTATCAAATGTTACCGATGTTTTAGATTTAACGGGAACAAATAATTTATCTTATACGTTTGAGAATTGTACTAATTTAACAACAGTCCCTTTTATAAATTCTTGGAACACATCAAACGTAACAAATATGCAAGGTATGTTTTTTGAGTGTCATAATTTTAATGACGACATATCAGGTTGGGATGTTAGTAATGTTACTGATATGGGAGCAATGTTTGATAACACTTATTTATTTAATCAGCCAATTGGTGTTTGGGATGTATCAAATGTTCAATCTATAAGTTATATGTTCTTACAAAATACCGTTTTTAACCAAAATTTAAGTTCTTGGAATGTTGGTAGTGTTACTAATATGAAAGGAACTTTTAATGGTTGCACATCATTTAATAACGGTGGTTCACCAATGATTAGTGGTTGGACAACATATAATGTTACTGATATGGGTGATATGTTCCCTTTAACACCATTTAACCAACCAATTAATTCTTGGGATGTTAGTAGTGTTACTAAAATGGATTATATGTTTTATCAATCAACATCATTTAACCAACCATTATCGGGATGGAATGTAAGTAATGTTACAGATATGAATTATATGTTTAGTTTATCCCCATTTAATCAATATATTAATTCTTGGGATGTATCAAATGTTACAACTATGGAAGGTATGTTCTTTTTTAACACAATATTCAACCAAAACCTTAATTCTTGGGATGTAAGTTCAGTAACTAATATGGATTATATGTTTTGGTTTGATTACGCATTTGATGGTAATATAACTAGTTGGGACACTTCTAATGTTACAACAATGAGATTAATGTTTGCTACGTGTAGTATTTTTAATCAAAATATTAGTGGTTGGAACGTTGGTAATGTAACAAATATGCAACAGATGTTTAACGGAGCAACACAATTCAATCAACCTATTGGTTCTTGGAACGTTAGTAATGTGACTAATATGTCAAATATGTTTGGTTCAGTAGGATTTAATCAAAATATTGGTTCTTGGAACGTTACCGGCGTAACAAACTTTAATGGATTTATGAATGGTAAAACATTTAGTGATTACTCAACAACAAATCTTGACGCAATTTATAATGGATGGAGTTCTTTACCAACATTAACCTCTGGAATTAACATTAATTTTGGAACAATTAAATATACTGCCGGTAGTTCAGCCGGTAGAGCAATTCTAACCGGAACGTATGGTTGGACAATTATTGATGGTGGAATATAATTTCTATTTATCTTTTTATAAAAAATATTATTTTTACAATAAAAAGATATTAAATGAAGATATTTGTCCAAATTGCGTCCTATCGTGACCCCCAACTTATCCCAACAATTAAATCAATGTTGGAGAATGCAAAGAAACCTAAAAATTTAGTAATCGGTATTTGTCGTCAATATCATCCGGAAGATGGTTTTGATAATTTATCAGAATTCAAAGGTGATAAACGTTTTAGAGTTATTGATGTTCTATACACCGAATCCAAAGGGGTTTGTTGGGCAAGAAACCAAGTTCAACAACTATATAAAGGTGAAGAATATACCTTACAAATCGATTCTCATATGAGATTTGAAAAAGATTGGGACGACACCCTAATCAAAATGGTTAAACAACTTCAAAAGAAAGGATTTAAGAAACCTTTACTAACAGGTTATGTTTCTTCATTCGACCCGGACAATGACCCGGCAAGTAGAGTTAAAGAACCTTGGAGAATGGCTTTTGATAGATTTATACCGGAAGGTGCCGTCTTCTTTTTACCTGAAACAATTCCGGGGTGGGAAAATCTTAAAGAACCCGTTACCTCAAGATTTTACTCCGCCCATATGGCATTTACATTGGGACAATTTAGTGTCGAGGTTCAACACGACCCTGAATTCTATTTCCACGGAGAAGAAATCTCAATCGCTGTTAGAGCATTTACACACGGATACGATTTATTTCACCCACACAAAACTGTTATTTGGCACGAATATACTCGTAAGGGTAGAACCAAACAATGGGATGATGATAAAGAGTGGGGTAAGAAAAATGAATTATCTCATAAAAAGAATCGTCAACTATTTGGTATGGACGGTGAAGACGTTACAATGGACTTTAGTTTTTACGGGTTCGGAACTGAAAGAACTTTAAAAGATTATGAAATTTATTCAGGTCTTAAATTTTCAAATAGAGCTGTTCAACAATATACTTTAGATAAAAATTACGCACCTAATCCTCAAATATTTGAAACTGAGGAAGAATGGTTGGCAAGTTACGCTAGTATCTTTAAACATTGTATCGACATTGGATTTTCTCAAGTTCCTGAAAAAGATTACGAATTTTGGGTTGTTGCTTTCCACGATGAAAAAGATGAAACACTTTTTAGAAAAGATGCTGATATCAATGAGATTAATAATATGATGAGAGACCCTGATGGGTATTGTAAAGTTTGGAGAGATTTCCAAACTGTTCATAAACCAAAATACTGGGTTGTTTGGCCGTTTAGTAAGTCAAAAGGTTGGTGTGAAAGAATAACAGGTAATTTGTAAAAATATGGAATATGCGATAGCAACATTTTGTTATGGTGATAGATATTATGCCCAAACAAATAGAATGATAGAATCATTTAAAGAATTTGAAGATAAACCAAATATTTTCATAGTTACAGATAATCCGGAATCAATTACTAAAGAAGATTATGTATTTGTTTCACATATTAAGGAATATAATGAAAAATATGTGACATATAATACGAATTATTATGATTTTGATTTTTCAGTTAAAAGATTCTCAGTAAAATTTGCGTTAGATAGTGGATTTACTAAAGTAATTTTAACAGATACGGATGTTATACCAAACAAATCATTATTCACAAAAAAAAATGTGTTAGAGTGTTTTATACCTAATAGTGTTGCCGGTCAAGTAACCTATCTTTTTGAAAAAGAGGTTGAGACAAATAGTATGTTAGGAAGACGATACTTACATTATGAAAATAAATTTGACGTTCAATATAATAAAGTGGATATGTGGATGCCGGAAGACTGCATTCAATTTTTAGATATTGATAAAGATAAATTTTATTCATTTTTAAAAACTTGGGATGAATGTATTGAGATTAAATATGTTGACAATTTATATAATATACCTGCGGGTAATATAGATGAAATGTGTTTCTCAGCATTACATAACGGTGTTGACTTAAAAAACAATTCTAGCAAACACATAAACTTATTAATCCCCAATCACGACAAATGGTATTAAAAATTATTACATCAGTTTATGAATTAAACTATGAAGATTCCAGAGGTGGTATGGTATATAAATCATATCCATTATTAACCCAAACATTACGTAGTATAATTTTTGAAGGTTTTGAATATGTTATTTACACTAATCAATACACTTACGACAAATATCATTTAGGTGAACAATTTAACCAACCAAATGTAACCATAAAGTTTCACGAATTAAATTCTGAAAATTACCTAAACAACATAAACCCAATTAGATTAGTTAAATTTGCCGAAGGGGAAATTTACGATAGAATTTATTGTGTTAAAAATTATGTAGAAGTTATTTTTAATAAGTTACAATTTTTACTCGATGAGTGTGAAGATAATAAAAATGTTGTGTGGATTGATTCCGGACTTTTTGGAACTAGTTGTCACGATAGATGGAGAGATTACATTAATGTTTTTGCCCATTCAGAATTATTTTTAAATAAAATAAATGAAAAAATATCTGAGAATGGTTTTATTTGTTTAAGAGGAGAATCAATTCAGGTTAATTACGAATTAAAAGCAGTTCTTGTTAATATGTTTAACACAGACTTTAAGTTAGTTCCCGGAGGTATGTTTGGAGGGACAAGTGAGTCTATTCAAAAAGTTTTATCTAATTACTTATCGATTTTTGAAACATATTACACAACAACAGGTAAATTAATTAGTGAACAAGAGGTTTTATCTATATTAACTCACACAAATGACGTTAAATTTTTTAATTTTGGTGATTGGTTAGATTTACAAAGAGGGATATTGGACCTTATGGATTTATTGGATGTCGACAAATATAAAATTGATGAGAAATATGATGTCTAACTATTCTTTTAACATTGTTTGCACAACTATTGGAAGAGAATCATTACCAAGATTGATTGATAGTTTTAAAAATCAGTTAACCCAAAACGATTCTTTTACCATAATATCCGATACAAATCACGAGTTTGTTCAAAATGTTTTATCTAATTATGATGTTAATTTTAAATTAAATCACATTATAAATGATGGGGATAGATTAGGTAAGTTTGGACACCCTTTATTAAACAAACACATTAATAACCTTGACGGTGATTTTATTATGTTTGCGGACGACGATGATTATTATGTTGATGATGCCTTTGAGTATATAAGGGAAGTCGTTACAGAAAAAAAACTATACATTTTTAAACATAAATGGGGAGGAACAATTAATTGGACGACAAAAGAAGTAACACTAGGGAATATTGGTAAATGTATGGGTGTCATTCCTAATACTAAAAATTTACCAATGTTTCAAGAAGACGTATTCGGGGATGGGTTATTTTACGAAGACTTATCCAAAATTATGGAATATGAATTTGTTGATAAAATAATATATAAAATTAGAGATACAATATGAGTAAAGTAACATTAGTGACAGGATTATGGGATATAGGTAGAGGAGACCTTCAAGAGGGTTGGTCTCGTTCATTCCAACATTATTTAGATAAATTTCAACAACTATTACAAGTTGATGTGAATATGATTATTTTTGGTGACGAAGAGTTAGAGAAATTTGTGTCAAACAATAGACGAAGTGAAAACACACAATTTGTTCGTAGAAGTTTGTCTTGGTTTAAAGACAACGATTTTTTTGATAAAATACAAAATATAAGAACAAATCCGGATTGGTATAATCAAGTCGGATGGTTAACCGATTCAACTCAAGCTAAATTAGAGATGTATAACCCGTTGGTTATGTCAAAAATTTATCTCCTACACGATGCTAAAATTTTAGATAGGTTTAATTCAGAATATATGTTTTGGATTGACGCTGGGTTAACAAATACAATTCACCCGGGATATTTTACACACGATAAGGTTTTAGATAAATTACCTCAATTAGTTAAAAATTTTCATTTTGTTTGTTTCCCTTATGAAACTAATTCTGAAATCCACGGATTTAAATATCCTGAATTATGTGAATTAGCCGGAGAACCAGTTAAAATGGTTGCTCGAGCAGGTTTCTTCGGAGGAAGAAAAGATGTTATATCAGATATTAACGGTATCTATTACGGGTTAATGAATGATACATTATCACAAGGGTTAATGGGAACTGAAGAATCGTTATTTACAATTATGACATACAAATACCCTGAGTTGATTAGTTATTCAGAAATAGAAGATAATGGATTAATGGGTAAATTTTTTGAGGACTTAAAAAATAACACGACTCAAGTTAAAGAAAGTGTTTTACCAATTAAACCGAATAGTTTAGACACATCCAAAGTTGGATTGTATGTTATAGCATTTAACTCACCTAAACAATTTGAGGTATTAATCCAATCTATGTTAGATTATGATTCTGACTTTATTGATAAACCAAAAAAATTCTTATTAGATAACTCAACCGATTTATCAACAACACCAAGATATCTTGAACTATGTGAACAATATGGTTTTGAACATATTAAAAAAGACAACATTGGTATTGTCGGGGGGAGAGTGTTTGTTGCTGAACATTTTGATGAAACTGATTTAGATTGTTATTGGTGGTTTGAAGACGATATGGCTTTTTATCCAAAAAAAGGTGAGGTATGTAGAAATGGGTTCCCTCGTTTTGTTGATAAATTATATCAAAAATCAGTAGAGATTGTTAAAAAAGAAAATTTTGATTTTCTTAAATTAAATTTTAGTGAATTTTTTGGTGATAATAGTGTTCAATGGAGTTGGTATAATGTCCCTCAAGATTTTAGACAATCTCATTGGCCGAATAACCCTAAATTACCGGTTCAAGGACTAGACCCTAATTCACCTAAAACACAATTTAAGGAGATAAGGACATATAAAGGGTTATCATATGCGACAGGGGAAGTTTATTTATGTAATTGGCCGATAATATTAACAAGAGAAGGTAACTATAAGTGTTATTTAGAAACAAAATGGGCTCACCCATTTGAACAGACGTTAATGTCTTATTGTTATCAAGAAACTGTTAAAGGAAAAATTAATCCGGGATTATTGTTATTAACACCAACGGAACACGATAGATTTGAACATTATGACGGTTCATTAAGAAAAGAAAGTTAATTCTATATTTTGAAGTATTTATAAATAAAAACTTTAATGGAATTTTTTATAAAGAAAAACGCAACCTTACCTCTTCTTAAACTTCAAGTAGTAAAAGATGGTAGAAGTGATTACAATAATTTTATGGAATTATTGGAATCCTCAACCATATTCTTTTCTATGGTTAATTCTGAGACAGGTATTCCAAAAATAACTTCAAGACCAGCGGGGTTTGTTGAAAAAATATTTGACGACCCCAATGCAGAACCTGAATATTATATTTACTATCAATTTACCAAACAAGACACGAGTGTTGAGGGTAGAAATGAAGGACAATTTTTAATAAAGACATCTGACGGTAATATAATATTACCAATTAGGGAAAAACTAAACATATATATTCAAGAGTCATTTATTGCTGACGATTTAGAATATGATACTTGCTACACATCAGTTTATCCTTGTTGTGTATCACATTCTGTTATACCACAACCACCATCACTTGTATATTTTAATTATGAATTAATTAAAGACAAAGATTTTATTTATAAAACAATCCCTAATAATAATTTAGATGACGATGTTATACCAAATAACGATATTATAACGAGTAATATTCCTGACAATAATTTAGGTGATGACATCATACCAAATAACAATATTATAACAAATAGTATTCCTGATAATAATTTAGGTGATGATATAATCCCAAATAATGATATTATATCAAACATTTTACTTTAACTTTTTTAAAGTGTTTGATATTTATAAATAAATAAAAAAAAACAAAAAAAATAATTATGTCAATAGGTTTAAGAATTATCAGTAATAATTTAATAGGTAAAACCGCGTCTGTTACCTTTACTCCAGCATCCGGAGGGACACCACAAAATTTAGGTATTCAGACAATACCATTTAATAATATTACACCATATCCATATGGTAATTATGATATTAATGTTTTAGAATATAACTATAGTTACAATTTTAATGTGCCGGCGCCGGCTCCATTACAATCAGGTTATACAACTACCCTTAGAGGTATTGTTAATCCGGAAGGTGGTTTAGCATATTCTTCGTCAACGTTATCGGAATCTTGGGGTGAGTATACAAAAGGATTTATTACTAGTAAAGGTTATTCCCCTGATGATATTATTTACGCCGAAGGTATATGTTCTGATGATGTTGATGGTCCCGTATTTACAGGTGTTGATAATATTGGACAATTTCCAACTTCTATGAACACATTTCTTGGTCCGTTTATGTCAGGTGGTTTAGCAGGGTTCCCATTTGTTGGAACTGTTGGGTTAGGTGCTTGGGCTAGCCACATTACAAGTGGCGGAACTTTATTTATAACAAGTACACCTCATATTGGTGTAACAATAGATGGTCGTGCGGGAAGAATGTTAAGAAAAGGTAAACCAGATAGTATCACAGATAATACTTGTGGAGCTGTGGCGGGAGCCATAGGTGAGGTATTAACAACTTGGAGTGCTACCACACCAACATTTAGTACTTATTCAGGTTCAGGAGATTATGAATTTTATAAGTTAGTTGATATCTTATGGCCGTTTCGTGGTACATTATCAGGATTTACGGGAACATCGGAAGAAATATATAATAAACAAATGATTTTTTCAACAAATAAAATTAAAGAAAACGCATTTACTTATTTATTTGCTAATTTATCGGGAGCAACAAATAGTGTGTTATTATCAAGACCTTCTACTGAGATATTTTTCACTAGTGGTGTTTTTATTAATACAGATTATGGATATGAATCATACGTTAATATCGACCAATTTTGGAAATATAGTATTAACGGTGGTTGGGTTGACCTAACATCAGAATATGTTTCAGGATTACCATTATAAAACAAAAAGACCTTCGGGTCTTTTTTTTTTGTATTTGACTAAATGAGATTATTACAATATATTTATAGAAACAAGACAAACCCGATTTATATCGGAGCCAATATGTCAATCTAAAAAATATAATTATGATAACACAAGAAGAAATTAAGGCATTCCTTGAAGGGAATGACCCCGAAGAGCACATAGTTGCGATTGAATATGATTACGTATCAGATTCAGTCTACAAAATTAAAGAAATCCCGAGTCAGGGAAAAATAATCAAAAAAGATACATTTACGGCATTTGCTTGGGTTGGAGACTTGAGAGATTTGAACTTTTATTCAAAATCTAAAGACTTACAAAAAGATGCGATGAAAAAACACGGAATCATCATTGATAAGTTAGAAACCAAAGGTAATGAGAGATTAGAAAAGGGTCTCAAATATATGGTTAAATCAATGAAGGGTTATCGTTCACTCATCCAATTCTTTAAAGAGGGTGGTGTAGACCCGTGGGGTGAAAAGACAAAAGGAAAATTAACAGTTCTCCCACCGGTAGAACAATATTTAATTTCAAGAGAGAAAAGACTATTCAAAGGGTATGAAGAATACAATGACATCACCCGACTCGGATTTGACTTGGAGACGACTGCTCTTGAACCTAAAGACGGTCGTATATTTATGATTGGAATCAAAACCAATAAAGGATACCAAAAAGTTATTGAATGTGCGGATGAGGACCAAGAACGAAGAGGATTAGTTGAGTTCTTCAACATTATCGATGAACTTAAACCATCAATCATTGGTGGATACAATTCAGCAAACTTTGACTGGTTTTGGATATTTGAGAGATGCAAAGCACTTAACTTGGACATCAAAAAAATCGCTAAATCACTAAACCCGGCAAGACCCATATCTCAAAAAGACGGTATGTTAAAACTTGCCAACGAGGTAGAGAGATTCTCACAAACTCAATTGTGGGGTTATAATATTATTGATATTATCCACTCAGTTCGTAGAGCACAAGCAATCAATTCAAGTATTAAATCCGCAGGACTTAAATACATTACTCAATACATTAAAGCTGAAGCCCCCGACCGAGTTTATATTGACCACTTAGAAATTGGACCGATGTATGCCAAAAAGGAGGAATATTGGTTAAATGTTGAGAATGGGAAATATAAAAGAGCCGATAATCCGGACTTTAATAATTTAGATACAAGATTCCCGGGGAAATACTTAAAGGTTACCGGAGATAATATTGTGGAGAGATATCTTGACGATGACTTAGAGGAAACGTTGACAGTGGATGATGAATTCAACCAAGGAACGTTTCTATTAGCATCAATGGTACCAACAACATACGAGAGAGTTTCCACAATGGGAACCGCAACTCTATGGAGAATGATTATGTTGGCTTGGTCTTACAAGAACAAATTAGCTATTCCAGCAAAAGAAGAGAAGACAGACTTCGTAGGAGGACTTTCAAGACTACTTAAGGTGGGTTACTCTACCAACGTATTAAAACTCGATTACTCTTCCCTATATCCGTCTATTCAATTGGTTCACGACGTGTTCCCTGAGTGTGATGTTATGGGTGGGATGAAAGGGATGTTAACTTATTTCCGTAATGCTCGTATTATGTATAAAAACTTGGCGTCGGAGTATAAATCAATTGATTCTAAAAAATCACTTTCATACGATAGAAAACAATTACCATTAAAAATCTTTATTAACTCGATGTTTGGTGGATTATCAGCACCACACGTTTATGAGTGGGGGGAAATGAATAGTGGTGAAAGAATTACCTGCACCGGAAGACAATATCTTCGTCAAATGGTAAAATACTTTGTTAAACGAGGATACACACCTTTGGTACTTGATACGGATGGTGTTAACTTTAGTTTACCGGATGAGGGTGTTGATGATAGAGTTTATATTGGTAAAGGACTAAATTGGTTAGTTAAAGAGGGTAAAGAATACAGAGGATATTACGCCGACACCGCAGAATACAATGATTTGTTTATGAAAGGTGAGATGGGGTTAGATTGTGATGGAACTTGGGATTCTTGTATTAACTTGAGTAGAAAGAACTACGCAACAATGGAATCTAATGGTAAAATTAAATTAACCGGGAACTCAATTAAATCTAAGAAATTACCACTATACATTGAGGTGTTTTTAGATAAAGGTGTGAAATTGTTATTAGAAGGAAAAGGACAAGAATTCGTTGAGTGGTATTTTGAGTATCACCAAAGAATATACAACCAACAAATCCCATTAAAACAAATCGCTCAAAGAGCGAGAGTTAAACTATCTGTTGAAGATTATAAAAAGAGATGTGGTCAGAAAACAAAGGCGGGTTCATTGATGAGTAGAATGGCTCATATGGAATTGGCTATCAAACACGACTTAAAAGTTTCATTGGGAGATGTTATTAGCTATGTCAATAATGGTTTAAAAGCGTCACACGGAGATGTTCAAAAAATCACAAAAAACAATTACACTAAAAAAGAATTGGATTTATTTACATCAGTTAATGGTATGGAACCTGAAGATAAGTCTACCTCAACAATACAACTTAATTGTTATATGTTGGACCAAACCGAAATTGAGAATAACCCTGACTTAACCGGAGATTATAATGTTGCAAGAGCAATCTCAACATTTAATAAAAAAGTGGAACCATTATTAATTGTTTTTAATAAGGAGTTAAGAGAAAGTTTATTAATTGCTAACCCTGAAGATAGAGGGTTTTTTACTAAGACTCAATGTGAGTTGGTTGGAGGTATACCAAATAAAGAAGGGGACCAAGATACGATTGAGGATTTATTAACAATAACTGATTTGGAATTAAAGTTTTGGGATAGAGTTGGTGTTAGTTCTGAATACATTTATGAATTGGCAGAACCAGGTTGGGAAGAACATATTAATTAAAACAGAAAAGGTGTCGAATACGACACCTTTTTTATTGTAGTTTTACCCCATCACTTGAAAGAATATACCAATTACCGTCAACCCGGAATAATTCAACGGCAGCACCTCTTTCAATTAATATTTCATCATATTGTTCATCAATAAGACCCATAAATGGAACTATTAAAACATTAGTTAATGACTTTATTACAATGTGTTCAGTACTACTTTGGTCTAATATTATTTTACAATTAGGGACATCTTTAACTAAGATGAATTCTTCGCCATTAGTTCTATGTTCCGGAACCGTAACTGTTTGAATAGGGTTAGTTGTGTTTAAATTGGACATTGAGCCAAATAATTTGTTCCCAATTTTTGTTCTTGTTATAAATGTCATATAAATTAAATTACGTATATTTGTCTTGGCATTGCTCTGAACTTTAACTGTTTGTTTAAGTTCTCTGCGATTAATGCCTCTCGTTCCATTACTTTTTCAGGTTTTAATCTTGTTAACCTACCTTCAGCACCAATCAATTCTTCAATTAATTTAGTCTTTTCATCTTTAGCTTCTGTCGCTAATGATTGATAGTCCATTGTTAACTCGCTATCAGGTGTTTTAACATTACCACTAAATTTACCACGAACTCTCGCTAAAGTTTCTTTAACATAAGCGGTAAACCAACGACGAATCCAAACTTGAGCGGGGTTATTTAAATCTACCCAATCAATTCCTTCTAACGGAACATCTGAAGGTAATTTAATAATGTCCGGATTTGATTTTAAACATTTGTCTCTATCTGCAGGACCTACGTCATAATACCAATACCAAACTTTACCTCTTTTCATTGTTGCACTACCAAAGTCAAATTTACCACCGGGAACTTGCATTAAATGTAACGCCTTTTTACCTTCAGGTAAAGCTGTAATTCTATAAGTTAAATCACCGGCAATAATTCTTCGTTGAATATTATTCTCTTGCATTCTCAATAACATATCAAACGCTGGCATCATAAACATTGAACCTGACATACCCATCTGAGCAAACCCACCCGGTCCACCAATACCACCGGCACCCAATGAACCAAAAGTCCAAGGGTCTAATAACATACTATTAAGTTCTGCGGGTGTATACCACATAACTTCATTGATTTCTCTATTAGCAGGGATTTCATAAATTTGTTGATGAGCAACTAAATCAATATAATCTTTTTTAAGTTCCCAATCACCACCGGCTTGTAATCCAACAATTTTTGAATAAGCGTAAGTGTATCGAGTTTCATAGTCTAAACTTTTAGTTATGAATGCTCTTGATAATGATTGAGTATCTAAGTTAAGATTATATAGGGATGTCCATTGGGATTCAATTAACCAATCTTGAACATATTGGGAATAATCACTAATTGACAATTCCATTAAACTATCCATCATTTCGTCTTCGATTTCAATCGAACGAAGTGGTGCACCCAATAAGTGTTTGATTCGTGTGTAAAGTTGGGTTCTTTCCGGTTCTGCAATTCCAGCCATATAGATTTGTGTTTCTATATAAATATCAGCTAAGAGTATAAATTAAATTTTCTTCAGGGAAAACAAAATTACCACCCCATATTTTACCGTTTTTATTGTTAAATATCAGGATTTCTTTGTTGTTTTTGGCAAATATCAACCAATCGGTATTATATCTTTTAACATTTCCTGAACCCATAACAATAGTGTTACCGTCTTCAGTTTTGGTATTTGTGAATGGTTTAATTTGTGCGGTTTTTCTCTCACCATCAATAATTATTTCACAATCAATTCCACCAATCATATCTTCACTACTACCAAGTTTACCAACAGCATTTACATTATCTTTACCAAATTGTTTTTTAAGGATTTCGACCGTAGTGTCTTCTCGTTTTTGACCCCAAGCGTGGGTTTGTCCTAAAACCATCATAAGAGATTGGAATGTTGATGACTCGGGATTAAAAATTCTGTCTTTATAATCATCAATAACGTTAACAAAACGTTTAACTTGGTTTAATTGTTCAAATGAGTCTGAGTTTTGAAACGATATTGGTTGTTGTTTTTGAGATAATAAAACTTTATTAACATCTCTAAGTAACACACAAAAACAACTATAGTTTGTGTTTAATTTGTTTATTACTGAACGACCCTCTTGTTCTAAATCGTATATTCCGGACATCTCCCCTTCACCATATTTACCTTTTGCGTAATAATTGTTAGGGAACACTTCTCTTAATATATGGTTGATTGAGTTTTTAAACGACTCTTTCACTCTTGGGTTTGTGTTGAATACTTGTCTAATTTCTTCAACTTTAGATGGTGAGCATTTTTCTGCTTTTGATTCTGATAAAACTAATGATATTTTTCTGTCCGTTTCGTTTTTGTTAATCTCTTGAATTAATAGATTAACCTTGTTTTCTGTATTTTTCATATAGGCTTGTTTATTACGATAAATATCTAAACAACCGAATTAACCCCGGTTGTTTATTTTATTCATAAGTTCTCCGATAAAATCTCCACTTTCAGAGATATTGTCCCCCATCACGGTTCCAATGTTTTGTTTCTTTTGATTTACCATATCGTAAATAATTCCTTCAATTGAGTTATCAAATATTGGGTAGTAAACTGATACCGAATTTTTTTGTCCGTATCTGTATGCTCTGTCTTCTGCTTGAGCTAAGTCACCCGGAACAAATGATAAGTCATTAATGATTACTGCTTCAGCGGCGGTTAATGTGATACCTACACCGGCAGCTTTTACGTTACCAACAAAGACTTTAATCTTTTCATTATCTTGGAATTGGTCAACAGCATATTGTCGTTGAGGTTTTGATGTTGAACCATCTAATCTAACCGCTTGTTTTCCAAAATGGTCGGCAATTCTGTTTAATGTTTCAGTAAAGTTGGTAAAGATAATAACTTTTTTGTCTTGTTCCAAAATATTTTCAGCTAATTCTATGGTATCTTTAATTTTTTCTTCGGCAATCACCTGACGAACTTTCATTAATTTACTGAATTGAACTGTTAGAGATGTTGATTCATCGGGGTTCTTATTATACCAATCATAGTATTCACCCATCAATCCTTCATAAAGTTTTGACTTTAATCTTAGATAAACCGGTGTAATAATTTTCTCAGGTAAATCTAATACTTCAGTTTTCAATCTTCTTAAAACTTGTCTTGATGTTCGGTCTCTTAATTCTTCCAAATTTGATGCCCCGGTCACATTCCATATTTTACGAGTCCCCGCTGTAAATTGATAACCTTGACAATATCTAATAGCGTAAGCCATCCAATTCTGAGCCACCGGACT